TTTGTACCTCTAACACCTTCAAAATAATTTTTCAAAGAATTCTGATAATTTTTTATGTTTGTAAGTGGTTCAACGTTAACTTTAGGATAACTGTTTATAACATTTTGTTCAAACATATCCATTTTGTAAGTAAATTGCATTAATGTGAGCTCAGGGAAATCAGGTGGTAATAAACCTTTAGATTTATATTCACTGTAAACTTCTTTAATTTTTTCATACCCCCGTTCGCTTACATATTCTTGAACTGTTGTTATATTAGATTGTGTTGATGTATTCCTTTTACCTTCTTGTTGTCCTGTAGCTTGTACTAACTGACTGTTATCGTTAGTTGCTGTATTTGCGCCAGCAGGGTCAAAACCGACACTGTATCTTTTATTGTACATGTGAGGAGTTGCCATCAAATGTGAAATCAAAACTTCATTCAACACATTGAACTTGAACCCTCTGAACTCCAAACTTATAGAGTAATTACCTGTAGCAGAGTTGAATCTTGCATCAAATTTTTCTAAGTTCAGTTGGTACTTTATGGCTTTACCATAATAACCCTTCATCGTCAAATAGAATTGTGGGTATGGTAAATTAAAGAATGCGGCGTAAGGGGATTGGTCACCCAATTGAAACAACGCTCTTCCCTGAACATCTTCTAATTCTATGCTAACAGATGGGACAAATGACGCTGAGGTTTTTACCCTTATTGAAGTTATCCCCAACAATCCGTTGTCAAACACATTCTGTTGGTCAACCAATGTGTTTTCGAAGTATGGTCTATTTTGTGAGTCGAATAATACTTTTTCTTGTTTTTGATTTTGTCCTCTCCCAACCAAAGAATCTTTACCGGTTATTTCGTCCAAATAACCAGATGTCATATAATTTGATTTGTTAGGTCTCAGAAAATTAATTTTGGCAATTGTCATCGAAGTGCTAACGTTATTGTTAGGTGTGGTTCCAAGAGCCAGCTTTGTTCTTGGAAGTGTTTCAGCCTCTAAATTGGCAAACATAACCAAGTCTTCGTGGTCAACTATTCTTTCACTTATAACCCCTCTACTATCGATTGTTTTATTAGGGTCAACGAGAACAATGTTATTATAATCAAATTCAACTAAAATATCACCGCTCAAGTCCCCTTGAAAATTACCTGCCATAAAAATAAAAATATTGCTCTACTGCCGTTTTATAATCCTGTAAAGATGGTAACAGAGGAAATGGTATCAATAAAATAGCCCCATCGTAAATATTATTCTCCAAACCACCAAAAGCAGGATTTGCCTGTAAGATTAACCAATTATACACTGGTGAATTGTAATACTGTTGGGATACTTTGTCTAATCTACTCATACCTACTTTATAAATGTAGGTCTTGTCCGTTGGTTTTGAAGGCAAAGTAACAAATGGTACTACCGTCTGTTCTCCATTGATTAAAAATTCAGTATATCTATTATAATATTGGTAAGCCATTACTGTAATTTAACTTTAGAGATTAGAACATTTCCGTCTTTGTTGTTCCATGTTTGTTTATCGTTATTACTGTTATTCTTAGCGCCCAATGATTTGATTAGTTTTGTTTGGTCCGATGTGGCATTTGTTACTCTTGTATAATTGAAAACCCTCTCTTTGTTAGCTGGGAACGGAGTGAAATTCAAGAAATTAACAAGTTTTTCTCTTTCCAAATTGTCTAAGAAACTTGTGGTTATACTATTTTCTTCATCAAAAATAACTTTTGCTCTGCTAATCCAATAATTGTCGAATTGAGCTGAAAAGTCTTGTAAAGAATTCCTTCCCGCTATTGATGGGTTTGGAATAAGTTCTCCGAGCACTGCGTTTTTAAAATTCTGATAATTTTCAGATTTCAATTCATTATATAACACCGCATATTGTCTTCTAAGTGGTTTAGGATTGTTACCTGTCCTTAGTCCGTTACTGAATGGGTAAAATACCTCGTTGACCAAATTTGCTGGGTTAGAAGAATCAAACACATATTGTAGAATACCTTGGTATTGTGTTGTACCCACATTGAAGGTTGTTGCGGTAGATACCAATTGATAATATGTGTTAAGAGCTGTTTTAACCTTTTTCAAATCGTCAACCATTTCTGTTTTAACTTGAGGTGTTGTTCCTGTTAAGTCGAAGGCGATTACCTTACCATTCGGCTGTTCATATCCATCAGTTCCTTCTTGTGAAAGACCTCCTTGGAATAATACAACATTAATTCTAGAAAGATATTGTATGTAATTGGTTTGAGTGGTAGTAGTGTCTTGAATGATTTTAGCTAAAGGGTTGGCAAAATTTCCCTTTTTATTTTTTACAAAATTTTTGTAGTTGGTCTTCATAATATCAATTGCCCTTCTTGAAAATCCTTTTTCTGAAAGATTAATCCACTGTACGAATGGGTCGGCTCCACTATCAATATCATCTATGAAATTACTGAAGAGGGTATCTATATTTTTTTGATATGTATCATTTTTACCTATCAAGTTTGTTCTTGGTGTTGGTTCCACAATTAATTCACCCTCTTGGAAATTATTTTTCAAAGCCCAATATTGAAGAATAGCGTTGTTGTATTGTTGGAAAACACTCTTACTTTGGTTGAAAAAGTTTTGAAAATAATTTTGACTTTGTGACACAACATCGTCCACAAATGTTTTATAATTCAAGGTTCCTGTTTCTGTGGTGGCACTTGTATTACGAGTAACAAAAGTTCCTATCGTAGTTCCATTTGAAAGTCCATTAGCGTTTTGTACTTGGTTCGTTGTTGGAGCTGATGGGTTAGCCACCATTTGAAGAAAATCTTTACTTATAACTTTCAAGCTGTCATCAGTTGGGTCTGCTCTCTCATCCCACATCTCAGTATTTGCATAATAATTAAACGATAGAGCATTTTGTAATCTATCAACAGCACTTTTTAATCCACTACCTCCAACGAAATTGAAAGATAGTGTAACCTCGGCAATCATCGGTTGTATACCAATACCCTCAGGGTTCAAGTCTAACCCCTCAAATCTCAATTGAAGGTTGTTTGGGATAATTTTGGTGTTATAAAAATCACCAATTCTCAAAACTAATACAGGAGGAACTCCAAAAGCAGTATTAATTGCATTGTTGTACTCCAAGTCGTATCCGCCGCCCTCTCTTGGGTTTACTGTAGGTATCGTGTCACCAGGTCTCAAACATTGTTGTAAAAATGTTAAACGAGAGTTAAGTCCCTCAGGAGTTGTAGAGTGAAATGCCGGTTGAAAAAATTTAAGTTTTTCTTTCAGATTATCGTATAACATAGGAGACTCTTGCTTAATCGTCTCAAAGTAATCACACTCCGATATTAGGGCTCTTACAATTCTTTTAGTAACCCAATCCCCTTTTCTGAATTTAGGTTCCAAATCTGAGCTTGGAATAGGTCTTTCTTGGTTTGTCGATGGAAGTCCCGGTGTGGGAGGGGCGTTTGGTGCTGGCGGTTGTTGCGTTGGTTGAGCACTACTAACTGCAATAGTTTTGATAGTTACCCTCCTACAAGCCATAGCCGCTGGTGAGGTAATGTTTGGGTTAGGCACATTTAATGTTGACGGGGTGTCTTTAGTACTACTACAACTTTCATTTGGACCTAAAATACTTGAATTCATTGTGAATTTCTGTCCTTCTAAAAGTTGAACTTTGGCGTTCTCACCTTTGATAACGTCTGTTCCCCAAGTTATTCTACCATTTTGGAAAAATTTCTGTATCCTCGAGTCTCCACTAAAAAAAGATTTAACACTATTAATCCTCCTCAAAGAAAGTTCATCATTATATGCATCAGGTGCCGAGCCAGAGGCACTACCTTCCAATGTAATTGTAACTTTAGAATTTGGATTTTGGTCTAAATAAGATTGAAGGCTATTGATGAATTGTACGTTGATGTGGTCATAGTTGGGTACTATAACCTTATCATAAAGTGTTTGTGCGGTTGTTGCGGTATACGTTTTATTTGGTCCAAACTGTGTCCCATATAGTGTAAGATATGACGGATAAGAATTTATTGGTGATGTGAATGGAACGTCATTAGGAAAAAATAAAGAAAATGTTTCAAAATTTTTGAGTTGTGGTGATGGTGTATTTTGTACCGGTTGTGTAGTTGGTTGACTTTGATTACCTGTGGTGTTATTTCCTGTTGCAGTAGAGTTTCTTATCGCCGCTTGTGCCTCCCTACTTGCATCTTTCGAATCTAATATCTGTTGTAAATTGGCTAATTCGTTCGGTGAAATTGTATAATATTTTTTAGCTAGTTCGTATATGTCATATTTTTTACATCCAGCCAAGAAAGAATCCAATAAACCATTTATTCTTTCAGAGTTATTATTGTTAGATAAAACTTTATTAACAATAACATTAAGTATTGATGGATGGTCAACAACTATTTTCCATGTAATGCTTCCGTCTCTTGAAGAGTTTGTGTAGGTGTATATAGGTTCGGGTCTTCCTAAAAAATCTTGTGCTTTCCACTGAGCTCTTGTACTTTCATTGAAAGTTAAAGCATAAGGTGGGAACCACATAATTCTCCCTCCGTTAGGTCCTCTTTCACAAATGGGTAAATCGTTAACATTTATACCTGGTGTGTTTGACGAACGCCATGCCAAGTTCTCGATGGAAAACATATATTTTTTTACATATGCTTGATTTCCAGTACCAATCAAGTTAGAAGAATCTTGACCACCTTCTTGTTTGTTTGGATACATATTCAAATTATATGTTTTATCCAATACAGAATATGAAAATCTTCTATTTTCTGTCACTGTTCCATCAGTTTTTTGTAAGTCCGAATAATACAAATAAGGTAAGTCCTTGGCAAAAACTCTACAATATTCAGTTCCAACTTCTTGCCCCAATGAACCAACATAACTTAATACACGAGAACCTTTAGTTAACTCTTTATATCCATCATTGAAAACTTTACTTACTTGGTCAATTGCATTACCAACGTGTTGTAATCTTTTCCCTCCTCTTGGTTGGCTATTAATAATCCTTTGAGTATCATCCATTATAGAACCATCTCTGAATTCTATATTTGTGGATTCCGTATTAACATAAGAGGAAGGTCTGAAGTTTTCGTCAGGGTTTGTTACTTCACCACCAATTCCAACTTTCTTACCAGCATTGCCTCTCCACTTAGGTGACACCCATGTTAATCCCCCTTCAATACCTCCTCCGCTTTGGTAAGCTTGCGCATTTGCACCCAATCTGATTTCTCTACTTGGTCCTTCATACAATTGAGCTAACTCACTCGGACCATATACGGGGGCTTGAATTTCTCTTCCGAAACTATCAACAGGCAAATCTCCGCTTGGAGAAAAAATCATTGATGGTTCACTTGTTGGTGAGCCAATATAATAGTTCGAATTATTCTCTGTTGTTCCTACAATAACACCCGCTAGTCTATCGAAAACATTTCTATCATAACCAGGTTTGTATCTGTTGAACTTTAGGTTTCCAAATAAACGAGACTTCTGTCCCGCTCCTGTGTTGTTTAAGAATATTTGTGAACCTGTTTGCGTCGTTCCGAGTAATCGATTAAAAAACTTTAAAATACCTACGTCAGATTGTCTGAAAGCATTGCTGATTTGTTGAATTGTTGTTGGTTGTCCTAACACTATGCTTGTATCAAAATATGAACCCGGTATTGGTGAAACAGGAAGAATGCTTCCTGCAAGTCTTAAGGCAAAGTCGGTTGCTGCTAATATTGGATTACTAGGAACTGTTATCGTAAAATTCGGCTCTATCAATGGGACTCTTCCTGTTATCAGATTTAGGATATCGGTTCCACTATCAGCATTGAAAATATTGGCTCTCGCAACAGTTTGTTGTCTTATTTGTGTGGCAATTCTTTCTTCAAATTCCTTCCTTAATGTCGCCGCTCCCAACTTTGCTATAAAAGAATCTTGACTTAACAGTCCATTATTTCCTGCTGGGTCGGGACTTAAAAGGATTGAAACGGGTGAATAAGATGAAGGGACAAATGTTGTGGGGTAAGGTTGATTATTATATAAAGTAGTCCCTCCTCTGATGTAGTCAGGCTCACTGATGTATTCAGCACTATCTAATACCCCTAACACTCCTGTTCCAAAAGCGTTTTTTGGTCTCCATTTTTCTGATTCGGCATATCCCGTATCAACTAAGTTCGCATCTTGATAACCATACTCACCCTCATTCGATTTTGTATTCAGATTTGCCGAAGGGTCGGGCACTTGTTTGTATCCACCTTCCGCACCATATTGATTCAGCGGATATAAAACATTTGCAAAACTTGGCTCATCTATCAATTGGTCGGGACTATCTTGAACCGCACTGTCAGATTGAATATATTGAACATTCGTTTGTACTGATGGTCTATTTGGCGCTTTGGCATATGGAGTAAGGTTTCTAGTAATTAACCTTCTTCTGAATGCATCTGAATTTATTAAGTCTAAAGGACTTGTTGCCATCAATATTATTTAATAAATAAATAGGTTAAATTGAATTTTTTAAGCCTTAACTTCACCCTTGTTGATTCTAATTTCTTGTACGGCTTTGTAAATATTTTCTTTCAATGGTGTTGATGCAGTGCTCAGAACATCTGTTAAAGCTCTTTCGTTAAATCCATTTACTCCGTTTACATTCAAATTGATTGTAAGCTCCGGATTAGTGAATGTTAAATCAACATTCCCACGTGTTGTCGGGATAAAACCTCTGGCGGCCGTTACGGGTGCAACAACCCCTGTTGTTGGATTTCCAAGTATTCCTGTATAGTCAATTCCTGGTTCTCCTGGTATTCCGGCATCAACTGGGATTTTTCCTCCTCCACTTTTTCTAACCGCTCCAGCGTTCGGTAACATTTGTCTTCCATATTCTGTTAATTTCGCACCATATCCTCCCATAGATGAAACAACATCGCTTGAATGTCTTCCGATTCTATCTGCAATCTTTCCCACATCATTTTTCAAATTGTTCATCATATCCCCTATCAACTCATTTATTCTCTCGTCTTTTTCTTTGGTTGTCAACTTCGAATCTTTCATTATCTCTCTGATTTCCTTGCCTGTATTGTCAACGTATGTTTTAAAACCCATTTCGTCAAGAGACTTTTTCATGACGCCGCCCAAATTACGAAAAGCATCAAACCCTCTCATCATACTTTGTTGAACACCTGGCATACCGAAAACGCTTGTTTTTGTATATTCTACCAACTCACTGAGTTTCGCAGACATTGATTCGGCTGCGTTGAGTTGTCTTGATTGAATTTCTTCTAGTGTCTTTGGTGCATCTGCTTGTTGTTTGGCTAATGATTCAAATTGCTCTGATGTCAATTCTCCCAATTTATACCATTGTTGTTCTCCTTTATCGTCTTTGATTGCCACTTCGTATTGTCCACCTTCTCCCATACGAGCAATATTTGCCACAAGTTTCTTTTGGTCTTCAGTTGCATTTATTCCCAAATTTAATCTGTTAAGGACCTGTACTTTTGAGTCGAGTTCCGCTGCCGCTAAAGCGGTTTTCCTTAATTCGCTAGCACTCATTCCAGTGGTGTCGGCCAACTCTCTCATTTTCAATATACCATCTTCAGAGACTCTAAACGATTTTGTTTTTTCATCAAAGTATGTAAAACTTTTAAGTGCGTTTGTGAGGCTATCTTGTAATCCTGATGGGTCTCTCAGGGATTGATTCATTAATTGGAATGGGTCTGTCAAATTTCCAATTGATATTCCAAGTCTTTGGAATTGTGCCGCTGTTTCAACCGCTTTGTCTGGGTCCAAAAGATTGTCTGCAAATTGTAAGGTTTTTTGCATATCAATTCTTAACATGGACGCTTGGGCTGCCATCTTTGTGAATCCTAAAACTCCGTCGTTGAAATTGAATCTCGAAATGGCGTCCGCATTTTTCAATACATCTCCCATCACGGCTTTTGCGTTTAACCCTAAACTTTGAACATAACTTATAGATTTTTCTAAGTTAGTAGAAACCTTATCGTAACTGTAACCTACTTCAGCAAAATTTGAGACAATTTCATTTACCTTTTTTCCTAAAATTTCTCCAGCCGCAAATAATTGACTTATCTGTTTGTCCGAAGCTATAACTTGTCTTCTACTTCCTTCAGCAATTTCAGCAATTGTTTTTCTTACATCCGCATATTCTCCACCCAATCTAGCTACAGCCGGAGCTGATTTGTTGATGGTTTCATACATTTCCCCCAACCTGTCTCTTGTCCCTACAAATTGTTTGTTAAGTTGTTCAGCCTCTGTTCCAAGTTGTTCTAATACTCTTATAGTACCCCCAAGTATACCATCAATACTTGCACTTAGTTTTTTACTATTATTTGCAGCATCATCAAGTAAATCAGAAATCCGTTTGATTTTTTCCTCATTCTGTTGAGTTTCGCCTGCGGCTTGGAAAAACATTGTATCTTAATTTACTATAAATAGATAATCGTCAATTTTTAGCGTTCAACTCAATCCATTTGTCCAACAAATACTTACGCATGAATATTGGCATATCTAAAAAATCCTTGTATGATATGTGTAATAGAGACGATAAATAATAGAATTCGTCTAGTTGGTTTTTTCTATAATCAGAAGAAAGGACGAAAAAATTCAACCCCAAAACCAACGTTGACTGTCAGTTTTTCTCCAGATGGGGCTATTACGACTCTTGTTAAATCGAGTCTTGGTTCGTTATTTGCAATAAAATTTCTAATGTATTTAGAATCTGCAATTGGCATAGATTCAATGAACTTGACGATTTCACCTCTATCTTCATTTCCGTTTAGTGATACTATGTGTTTTTGAAGTGTGACTGTTACTCTCGGTGCAACTCTACCTTTTGGATAACTGTCAATTATACGTTGTATATCTATCGTGTCTCCATAATTCAATAATTTCAATCTTACTGTTGAATTTGTCTTTGGTAAAACTGTTGTAAACATTCCGTCCTCGTCAGGTTCTTGTTGAGGTTTTTTTATATCGAGCTCTGCTAAACTTATAATTGATTCGAATGTTTTCTTTGTTTGGGGGTCTGTTAGAGATAGTGTCATTTCAGGACCGAAAGAAGTATTTCTGAGAAATATAAGAACAGCTTCTATATCCCCATCAAGTAAATCTTCTATTCTCATGTCTGGTTCGTAAATCTTATTTCTAAGCAGATTACCTGTTAAATCATCTAAACCTCCCAAAAGTATGTTTTCATCGGATGCTGTTAGATATCCTACTTTGAGTGATTTCTTTTTGTTTTTATAAAATTTACCCCCTGATGGTAATGGTACCACGTCGTGAGGGAGAGTTAAATTCTGTTGTGCGTATATTCTTGATTGGTCTTCCATATAAAAAAATAACCGTAAAGTTTATGTCTTTACGGTTAAATATAATTAGTATTGATTTTTTATAAAGAGTATTAGTAAACTAACACACAACGGTCCATTCTAAGTCCACAAGTGATGTCAGCTAAAGCATCTTGACTATAGGACAAACTTCCAAAGTTAGCACTTGTTAGGAATGTACCATATAGAATCCATTTTTCAACAACAACTCCCGTTGGGTCCAACATTTCAAGGTCAACATCTTTTTTGTAACCTGCTGCATATCCCATACGTCCTGTCACTGATTCTGCGTGTAAACGAACCCACTCCATCAATGCTTGTGAAGCGGAAGGACCGATTGGGTCTCTGAATTTTACCTGAATTTCGTCCCATGTGAAAATACCTGCCACATAAGTCTCAGTATTCAAGAATGGAATAGGTACACTTTTAATTTTGATTGACGGTCTTGCTGCAGATTCAACAAACCACTCATTAATCCCCAAACTTGAAGGAAACCTCAAAATGAATCGGTTTTGACGTTTCGGTTCGTAGGGAATCGGCATTTTCATCAGTAAATCAGCCATATTATTAATTTTTTGTTTTCAGTGTTTATATGTTATAAATATAGGATTGTCAAAAATTTTTCTATTTACTTTGCGGGTTAAAAAAATAATTTTATTTTACTTCCTTCTTTTTACCGCTAGCTGTAGAATATGTTTTTACTTCTGGTTTATCTTTAAAAGCTTTTTTCATCACTTCTACGTTTTTTAAGTCATCATCTGAAAATCCTATAATATGTTTGGTTGGCAAAAATCTATTAGATACTCCTTTCTTTAAATAAGCCTTTTTATTAAGAACCGCAGCCATTTCTCTTATATATCTCACAAAATCTTGCATAGCCATCACTTTTAGTTCTTCAGGACTTGTAGCCGCAGATTCGTTACCATATGATACAGGATAATACTTATTTAGAGATAGATAGGTTTTGATTAAATCGTCTTCGTCCATTTCATTTTCACCTACGAAATTTCTATATTTTTTTAAGTTCTTAATAAGTTGTTCTTTATCTATACCACCAAAACCAGTTGAAATATAATTATGGATTGCTTGTTTGATGGTGTCGGGTTTGTGTCCTCTAGCGGTTATTATCGAAAAAATCGAACCGTTATTTATCGCTTCTTTAAAATCATCGAAAGCTGGCCCTAACATTGCACTCATCGAGTCTTTGATGAATTTCTTGTCTCCCTCTACACGGAAATTTCTAAATGCGTTGGGGGCAAAACCTTTAATTTTTTTTCCTTTATAATCAAAATCTCCTTTACCTATCTTACTTCTATACTCCGCAAAATCCGACGTACTCATTCCTATCTCTTCACCCTTATCATCTACAAGTACTATTTCTGTTGGCATGTGAACAATATTGTCGTCCCAATCAAAAGCATAGTATTTCAAATCTGGTGAATCTGAAATTTCTTTTATACCTGTACTTTTCTTTTCCATTTTTTAAAAAAAGGGGGGAGATTTACTCCCCCTCTATATTAGATGTTTTCGAAGGAAGCACCTGTTGGTGTAATGAAGAATTCGATATCTATGAATTCTAAAGCCTTCGTTGGTTTTAAGTAAATTTTTCCTGTTAATGTATTTCTATCCAAATCTTCAGGAGAAGAAGAAACTGTTACACGGAAATCGTAAAGTCCTCTATCTCTTCTGATACCATCGAGAATAGGATTTACACTATCCAAGAATTGTTGTCTCACGATTTGGTCGTTTTGTTCAAACAACAATCTAACCGCTACCGCTGAAATCAACTTACGAGCCTGTAATAACAATCTTCTAACATTCAATCTGTTAAGTGCCGTATCAGCAACTTGAAGTGTTTTATTACCCCATATTACAGTTCCCACATCAGCGAATGTTGCAATCGGATTAATTCTTCCTTGATAGAGTGTATCTCTATCTTCTTGTGTTAGTTTAAGTCTAGCTTTAATTGAGTTTACAAGACCTCTTGTGTAACCCGCTGAAGCGAACCAAGGGAATGAAATATTGTCAGTCAAAGCTAAGTTTCTACAAACCTCACCTGTTGGTGGAAGATATATTTGTGTATTGTTTACTGTATCTCTCACAAGAATCCACGGATAATAAGTTGCGGTATAACTTGAATCGATTCCAGTATTATCTAAGTTATCAACAGCTTCTTGAGGATATATAATCGCTTGTTGGTCTGTTGAATCAGGTAAGAACATATTATAGTCCGGAGTTGTTACAATATAAACAGAGTCAGCTCTTGCAAACTGTGTCATATCAATTGATTCCTCACACAAGTTAGAGTTGTTAACATAATCAATACTTGCTGTTGCAAAAACGTTAATGTTGGTGGACTCGGGGTTTCTGTACGTCAATATACCTAAAAGATATGCATAGTAGTCAGTGTTAGCGAAATCCTGTGTGTTATTTTCCACAACAATTCTTTTGAATACACCCTCACCTGTTGCGTTTGGATAACGGAGAGACGGGGCCGCACCAGCTAAGTAACCAGATGCGCCAATTTGGAATCTATCTAAGTTTGTTCTTGATTCTCTGTAGATATCCCATCCGTCAAATCCACCAGCAAAACATACTGTATATTTTCTTGAGTAGATAAAATAATATGGATTATCTTGAGAAGTCGGGTCTGCAGTGAAATCTGCAGTTCCACACTCGAATGCTGGTTGACCACTTGTTGTGAAGGTGTTACCAATAGTTACAACAGTAGCACCTGAATCCATATGGAAACCTTTAGATAAACCATTCCAAGGGATTGATTCAGTTGTGTCTGCCCAATCAATTTGTGGGTTTTGCTCACCCAAATATTGAAGGAATGAATCGTCAATACCGAAATAAGAAGAAAACCCTAAGTAACTTCTTCTGATAACATCACCAGGTGATGTTATCGGTTGGGTTGCGAAAGGAGGGTTGAATATAACTTCTTGTGGATAATAATATCTTGTTTTCAAAACCAAATAAGGTGCCTGATTGGAGATTGTTTCATAAATTCTCTGTCTGTACCCATAAAAACCACAAGGTAATGCATCGATAGGTGCTCCATCAGCCATCTCAACCATTATGTATTTTGAAATGAGAGCATACTCCCCATCAGATGAACCAATTTTCTTAGCTATGAAGTTGTTTGATTGTGGGTCCATATTACAATTAGTAAACTTCTCAATCACAATGGGGTTTGAATCCGTATCAAAAAAGTTTCTGACTAAAACATCAAAACTCATATTAGCATAAGACAAGTTAGTTACAGAAACCTTTATTTCAGTGTTTGCTGAATCACCATCAGAAATTGAAATAAATTTAAATAAATCATAAACTCTATTACCTCTTAGTTCTGATACCAAGAAAGGAGTTTTTGGTGATTGATATTTTTGTAACTTCCAAGCTATAGACGTAGAAGAAGGGGTACCAGCACCTGGTCTAGCACCTGGTAAATCAATTAAAGTACAATTCAAACCTCTAATGTAATTAGAGTTGTAACCATATGTTAAAGCACCAGGGTAAATTTCTTCAACAAACAATGGGACTTCAGTTCTAGATTTTCCAAAGTTATCTACACCGAACACTTTTGTCATGTATTCTGAAGCGGTAGACTGTAAAGAAGTTTCAAATTCAAATGTTTCATTATTTCTTGTCACACCTGAAACCCCAAACAAAGCGAAAGGATTTTGAGTAACACCTGAGTATTCTCCACTACAAATTAAGGTAACATTAGTTAATCCTGTAACCTCATAAATTGGTCCATGAGCATTACTTGACGCACTGTTTTCATAAAGTGAAATACCTCTTGAGCGTAAAGTAGCAACCACCATGTTATTCCACTCGGGATATGCAGTTCCTGAGAATGTATAAATCGAACCAGAAACAGTACCTGTGAAAGTACCTGTTGACGCTGTACCAATAGGACCTAAGGTAGCAGTATTCCAAAAATAAGAATATCCTGTATAATTGTTACCTGTTGTTAAATCGAACGTTGCGTAGTACCAAGGGTCGTTGTCGTTTGATGATAAATCGTTCAACGACAAGTTTACATTATTTACACCAAATTCATTGGTAAAATTAGTAAAACCTTGACCTACTAATGTATTATACGCAGTACTAGGAATAGAACCCCAAGCAAACAAAGTGTTTCCTGAAGTTGGGGTATTATTGAGTATAGAAAGCATTCCTGCATTCCAATCAGTTGAATATGTAGAAGTATTTCCGTTATTCAAAGTGTATTGTGCTGTGAAATTATTAGAGACTATTGTTGGTAAACTTACCCAAACAAATGTGCCTCCTGTAGTCCCCGTGAAAGAACTCGTAAAAGTTGTTGCAGTAACAACACTGTTAATTCCAATTGTTGAAGGGTCAGGGTTTGCCAACACACTGATACTCCAAGATGGACCTGCATCATATCCTGACAAACCCAGAATCCTTGTGAAGAACATTTGGTTTGATTGTTGAAGGTATGATTTTGCGATGTACGCAGCTTCGTATTTCGGAATTTGTGTATTCACAAACTTTGTGGGCTGTGTTCCTCCGAAGTAAGCTTGGAACTCATCATAGTTTGTTATGAATACAGGCTCGAAAGCCGGTCCTTTTATAGTCTCTCCGACGAGACCTAACGTAGTAACACCCACACTTTGAGCTACGAAAGA